TTGGCCAGTGTGCCGATCACATCGAACAGCGGCCCCTTGATGGTGTTCCAAAGCTGGCCGAGGATATCCAGCAGGCCGGACACGGCATCCATGATACTATCAATATCATCGGCCCATGGCCCCCAATCTATGAGGCTGTCGCCGCCTTCCTTCCAGACCATGAAATCGTCTATCAGGCCCAACAGGGCTATCAGCCCGGTAACGATGGCCCCGATGGGCGTTGCGAGAAAGGCGAGGTTCAGCCAACGCCAGGCGGCCCCGAAAGCCAGTACACCCAGAATCAGTTTCTGCGTGCCGTCGTCCAGCTTGCCGAACCAATCAACAATCATGCCCACCCAGGTCATGAGCCGGGCCGTCAGGGCGAAGAATGCCTTGCCGATGCGCAGGATCACGCCCACGATGCCCTTGAGCACCGGAATGATCTTGCCCACGTTTTCCTGAATGAGCTGGCGGAAACGGACGATATCCTTGCCCATGTCGCCCACCAGAATGGCGGCCACGCCGTCGCCTACCATGCGGAACATGGTTTTCAGGCCATTGACCTCCCCGGTGAACTTGCGGAAATCCTCGGCGGCCTGGTTGGAATCCACGCCCACGGCCCTGTACATTTCACGGTATGTTTCACGCAGGCCGTCCACATCGCTGGTCAGCATCCTGAGCATGCTGCGGTCTATGCCCAGTTGCCCCATGTACATGGTGGCCTTGGCCTTATCCATGCCCTCCAGCTTGTCGCCCACTTCCATGAGCACGTCCACGGTATCGCGGATATTGCCGTTGGCGTCCTTGACCCGGATGCCCAGGCGGTGGAACGTTTCCAGCCCGCCCTGGCCGATGGCTGCGCCGCCCAGGGCCTCGGTGAGGCCCTGCAGCGACGAATGCAGGGCGTCCTGCGACGCCCCGGTCTGTTCGGCCACGAAGTCCAGTTCTTCCAGCTGATCCACGGCCGTGCCGGTGGCGTCCGCCAGGGTCAGCAACTGCGATTTGCTGTTCGCAATCTGGTAGATGGCCGCATACAGGCCCACGGCCATGGCCTGAGCTGCCGCGCCAAAGGCAAGCAGGCGGGTAGCGCCCGAGGCCAGGGTGGCGTCCATTTCGGCTGCCCCGGCCGTGTCCACGTCGAACCCGAGCCGAGCCAGGAAGTTTTGCAGTACTTCAGTTGCCATTTTTCTGATCCAGTGCGTCGCGGTAACGCCATTCGTTTTCGCCCTGCACGTCCAGAGCGTCGTTCATGAGCTGGACATCTGCCAGGCTCAAGGTGCCGTCGAGCAGTGATTCGTAACGGCAGCATCCGGCCAGAACCGGCCGGAGCAGCCATTCCTCCCCGTCCATCATTCGGACGGGGGTGAACTCGACGCCCGGCCCGCGCCGGGGATACCCTCCGGCAGGGCGGCGAAAAAACCTTTGAGGTTCTCCTGCAGCACGCGGCCCGTCAGGGTCAGCATGGCGGCCATGTCGATGTCCTCGAACATGATTTGCTGATCCACGCAGACCTTGGCCCAGCCACCGCTGCTTTGCTTGCGCGAAACCGTGGAAAGGCAGGTGTGGATGACGTATTCGGCATCGGCGTCTTCCAGTTCGGCCACGGCGCGGGCAAGCGACTCCAACAAATCGCCCATGCCGGACAGGTTCAGGCCCTGCAGCAGGACTTCGGGATTCAGGGACGTTTTGCCGTTTGCCCCGGATTCCATACCCTGCACCAGCGCGGCCAGCAGCCCGCCCATGCGGCGCACCACGTGAAACTGCTGCATGGCCGGAAGCTGGCCCGCCCGGTAGGCGTGGCCCTTGCAATCGAATTCAACACTCATGGTCTACTCCTCTGTAGCTTCGGCGGTGCCGCTGCCGGTTGTGCCGCTGGAAATCACGCCGTCGAACGCCCATTCCAGCACGTTGCCCTGCTTGGCCCAGCTATTGGGTGCCAGTTTTTTGAACGCGGCGTCGCTGATCACTTCCAGATCGCCGCGCACGGCGTCGCGCACGGTAATGGTGTTCTGCCCGTGGCGTGCGGCGCTGGCGGTTTGGTACTTGAACATTTCGCGCAACTGGGCGTTGATGCCCGAGGTTTTGAGCAGGCGCACGGTCACGGTGACGGCGCTACCCGCCGCCAGGGAATGCATGACCTTGCCGTCCGCTCCCACTGTCATGGTGGACTGATCGCCCACCGGATCGATGCTGATGCCTTCCTCGGCGTTTTCGCCCTTGAGGCTGAAGTTGCCGCCCGGGCCGTCTATCGAGGCCGAGACATCCAGAAAGCTGTAACTACTCATGATTGATGATCCTCCTGTTTCGGGTTGGGGCTATCGGTTCACATCCACGGCCACGTCCACGGAATGGATGGCCCCGGCCAGCTTCACGGCCGCCTGAATGGGCGGAGCCTTGCGCTGTTCGCGTTCGGATTGGTCCTGATCCACGATGGGCTGGGAATAGATGTAGTAGCCGTCTTCCAGATAATCGCCTTCCCTGAGCTGGCCGAAGCCGTCCGAATTCCACACGCCGGGGGCGATCAGCCCGTTGGTGGTGCCCTGCTTCATGACGCTGGCCACCCGCGCGATGATGCGATTGACGCCCTCTTCGGTCTGGGGAACCTTGGTTTTGGATTTGTAGAGCAGATTCCAGACGTTGGTCTGGATCGCATTCTGCAGCCAATCCAGCCCGTGGATTTCATCGAAGAACGCTCCGGAGGAAACAACGCCTTCCTCGACGATGGCGGTATCGTTGTCGTATTCGGCAAAGTAGTTGACGTTTTTGCCTTCCAGCGCCTTGGCCTCGGATTCGCGCAGGGTTTCGGCGGTCACGCCGGGCAGCTGCTTGAATTTGAGGGTGATGGTGGTTTTGCTGCCGTTGAAATTGACGGTGAACGCACGGCCGAACAGCGAGGCCACGGCATGCGGCACGCCGCTATATATGGGCAGGGTGCGGTCGTATGCCAGAGCTTTCAGGCGGCTGCCCAGGTCGCCGGTGAATGTGGCGGACTTGGCGCGCGGGTCGGTGATGGTGACGCCGTAGACGCGGCTCTTTGTGGAGGCTTCCACAAAGGCGGCCACGTCCTCGTGCTCGGCATCGGATATGGCGGCGGTGGTGGCGAACATCAGGCCGTACCACTCGCTGGAAACGTCCGCCAGCTCCGCGGCGCATTCGGCCGGGGTTTCGGCGTCGAAACCGGGAATCGGCGTGTAGGCCAGGGATTCCGTCAGGCCCGCCATGGCGGATATGTCCGTGCCGGAATCCGGGGCCGAGGCATAGCCCATGAACGCCGCCGTCCCGGTGGCCGTGGTGGAAATCACGAACCGGCTGCCGTCCCATGCGCAGGATGCGCCGGACTGTCCGGCCCCGGAAAGGGCCGCGCCGATGATACTGGCAACGCCGTTCATGTTGGTTATGCCGGAAAAATCCAGACCCGAAAGGCTGGCGGCAACGCCGTCCACCTCGATGTCCATTGCCCCGTCGGCAATGGCCTTCCATGTGTCCGGGTCGGTGACGGCGGATTCGCCGCGCAGCATGCCGGGCGTGGCGGATTGAATCCAGCGGCCGACGGCCATGATCTTGGGCTTGGGTTTTTGCGAAAAATACAGTTCCGCGGCCTGATATTCGGGCGAATCCATGCCGAAGTCATCGGCCACGGTATCCACGGACGTGTAGTAGCGGATGCGCTCCTGGCCGGTGATGACGTTTGAATCGCCCGCAACGCACAGCACGCCGAAATTGCGGCGCGGCACGGATGTGGGCGAAAGAAAAACGCTGACATTGACGATACGGTTGACGGAAAGAGCCGTTGCCATGGTTATCTCCTACTTGATGTTCCTGGTCTGGCCGGTGTCGGTGACCAATTGTCCGGACAGGCCCGCCAGATTGCGCACGTCGAAACGTGCGCGTGTTTCCCAATGTATGTTCAGGGGCAAATCCACGCGCGCGGCCCAAGCGCCGCTGACCATTTCCGGCACGTTGCGCGGTTCCCCGATGTCGCTGACGCTGATCCCCGCCCCGCGCAATGCCGTGCGGTTCTGGCCCAGCCTCAAACCGGCCCGGAGCCGGGCGGCCATGGCTCTTGCCGTGGGTCCGTAAAACGAGGCCAGCACCTCCAGATGGTCGGTGGTGACGATTTCCGTACTGCCTTCGTCCCGGCCCTGGTGGACGGTTTCGGAATTGCCGCCGAGGGTTGATTGGATGCCGATGGCGCACCAGTCGGTATTCAGATCGGGCCTGCGCGGCGGCCGGGGCTGATAGCGCGGCCGCACCAGCTGCCCCGGCAACCCGGTGATGCTGGCCACCACGGCCTGCAACGCGTTTTCAAAATCTTCCTGCAGCGCGGGGTCGCCCTCGGGAGTCAGGTAGCCGCCGGTGGCCGATGTATTGCTCATGCCTCCACCTCGCGGCCCAAAGGCGTTGTGGACTTGGCCAGGGCTTCGCAATACCCGGCCGCCTGCATGAAGTCCTTGACCTGCACGACCTCGAACGCCTCGCCGCGCCATGTGACCCGGTCCGGGGCCAAGGTGGGCGAACCGCTGGTTATCTGGTGCGGGCAGTACACGGCGATTACCTCGCTGTTGCGGTGTTCTTCGGGCAAGCGTTCCAGCTGCTTTTCCGTGGCGGGCAGGATCACGCCGGTCAGATTGCTTTCGGTCTCCTCCCGTTCGGCGCGGCCCGAATCGTTGACCGTTTCGGTCGAGCGGATCAACACGAACTCAGTTGCGAGTTCCGGGTCTTGCAGGATGTCGTCGAAATTCATTTATTTTCCCTTTTTCACCACATAGGTAATGGATTTGCGCAGCTGCCCGGTGTCTATGAGCGGGTTGGTGGCCCCGCGTTCGGCCCGGCTTTTGCCGTGTTTTTTGGGCTTGCCGTCCTCGTCGCGTTCGGTCACGGGGCGGCGATTGAGCGTTTTGGGGGACAGCGGCTCCCAATCGTTGTCGTTGAACTGGGCGCGCACGCTGTTCTGGCCGATGATTCCGGCGCGCTCCAGGGCCTTGTTCACGCCGCCCACGTTGCCGTCCAGGGCGGCCTGTGCCGCCGCACGCAGCTGGGCCACGATCTTGTCGTGCGCCTTGCGGATGCCGGGCATCAGAAACGGCCGGGCCGGTATGTTCTTTTTCGGGCTGCCGTTTTCATGGATGTAGCCGAGCTGGGCGTTGGTGACGGGTGAGTCCTCATCCGTTCTGCCCTTGTCCGCCGGGATGCCCACCAATACGGATTGTTGCGTGAGCGCGCGCATGGCTCTGGCTATGCCGCCCACTTCGTTCTTGATGACGGTGACGCCGGTCTTTTTGGTCATAGCTGCACGCCCCCCATGCCCACGATGTTGGCCAGCTCGCGGAACTGCTGGCCGTAGATGGTGGCGTTCCAATGCCCCTCGCCGGGTTTGGCCGTGGCCGCACTGGTGTATGCCCGTGATTTGGACACCGGACCCACGGTCTTGGATTCGCTGGCCAGAGTCCCGGCCGCGGCGTCCATGCCGCCGGTGCCGTTCTTGGCCTGATTCGCCCGGGCCTCCAACGTCAGGTAATGGGCCACGAACAGGCCGGTGCCGTCGTCCAGCATGGCGTCCCAGCGTTCGGGTGACAGGCGCATGCCTGCCACCCGCAGATGAAACGCCACGCGGGTGTCCGGGTGCAGTTCCTGCGTGAACGCGGGGTATGCGGCGCGGAATCCGGCGACGTCCATGGGTTACTCCCCGCCTTCCTGATATCTGGCCCAGGCGGCGGACACCTGTTCGGCGGTCACGTTTTTACCCAAGAGGTTTTCCACGGCCTTGACCTTGGGGGTGCCGTCGGTCTTGAGGTCTTCCTTGGTCAGCTTGTCGAACGCGGCCAGCATTTCGGTTTCCGTGTCTTCGAGCTGCGGTTCGCCAGCGGCTTCATCCATCTGTACCGGCGCGAGAATGTCACCGGCCGCGATGCAATCGCGGATGAACCAGTTGTCCAGCTCCTCCGCCGTGACTTCGTGCCTGCCAGCCGAGAACTTGCGCAGGGGTTCATTGTCCTTGAGGCGAATCTTGAAAGGCTTTTTCACTTCGATGATGGGCATTGTCGTTTCCTTTTTTATGCGGGCGGCCCGTTCGGACCGCCCGGTTGGTTGGGGTGCTCCGCCTACAGGCCGTCCGCGTAGGACACGGTTTCCGGGTAGACGAATTCGACTTCGCCGAGGGTGCCGAAGTAGGTGCACAGCTGATAGATGCCGCGATGCTCCACGGGGGTGCGCTGCAGCGGCACCATGGGGAACCGCACGTAGCGCTTGTTTTTGGAATAGGCCATGGCCCGGTCCTTGCCCGCCGCGCCGCGTTCGTTCAGCCATTTGAGGGGCTGCACGTTCAGGGGGCGGCCGTTGATCTCGTTGGACAGGCACTTGCGGGACACGTAGCTCAGGATGGATTCGGTGCCGGCCTCGCCGATGGGATCGGTGAGCATGCCGTATTTTTCCGGGGGCAGACGCAGATCGGACGGGCACACCGTGTACCCGGATCGCACCCATGCCTCGTGCAGGATGGCGTTGATGTCCGCGAGCTTCTGTTTTGCCGTGGTGGCTTCGGTCCATTCGCTGGACAGCGCCACGGGCGTGATGGCCGGATTGTTGACCAGGCCCACGGAGCCCTTTACCTCGTCGCCGATGTAGACCTGTTCGTCCACATCCATGTTGTGCTTGAGCTGCAGGGCGTCGTGCTTCTGGGAGTCGATGGGGCGGGAGAGCTTTTGCGCCTTGGCCAGTTCCGCCAGGGTCCAGCCCAATTCCATGCCCCACAGATGCATGTTCTGCGTGGTTTTGTTGACGTCCAGCGAAATGCCGGAAATGGCATTGGACTGCCCGGCAATCCAGTTTTTGCCGGTGGGGTTGGGGGTGCCCATGGCGGCCAGCACGGCGTTGGTGAACGAGGATGCCTCGTCGGCCAGGGTCACGTCTTCACGCAGGTCGATATCCCGGTTCCAGGTCACGGAAACCAGGGGCATGTACAGCGTGGGGTCCAGCCG